CCTGCGCACCACGACCCCCGCGCCCCCGGCCACCCTTTCCGCGCCCCCGGCCACCCTTTCCGCGCCCCCGGCCGCCCCACTCGCGCCCCCGGCCGCCCCGTCTGCGCCCACTGCCGAGCAGTTTGTCGCCATGCTCGTCGCCACGGCTGCCGTCCCGGGCCCCCATGCGCAGCTCGCCGCTGAGCAGCTCGCCCGTCTCCAGGCCGCCATAATCGTCGCTTCCCCCCCGGCCGCCGCCAAGACCGCCGCCAAGACCGCCGCCAAGACCACGCTCGGCATCACCAACGCCAACCACGCCGCCCCGGCCCTTTCCGCGCCCCCGGCCGCCCTTTCCGCGCCCCCGGTCACCCTTTCCGCGCCCCCGGTCACCCTTTCCGCGCCCCCGGCCGCCCTTTCCGCGCCCCCGGCCGCCCCGTCTGCGCCCCCGGCCGAGCAGTCCGTCGCCATGCTCGTCGCCACGGCTTCCCCCCCGGCCGCCGCCAATACCGCGCTCGGCATCGCCAACGCCAACCACGCCGCCCCGGCCCTGCATGTCGGCGACTTCGGAGTTTTCGCGGCCTTCTTCGACAACGTCCGGAAGTACAGCAAGACCGTGATGGCGAGCAACGACCTGGAGATGATCTCGATGGCCCGCCGGGCGTTGAAGGATCTCGCCGACACCATGGTTCTTGGTTAGAAACAAATACTCCACAAATAATCCAACTCGTGGCTGCAAGATGCCACACATGTCCTTTTGTCCTCCTGTTCTCTTCCTTCTTTCTCTTTTTCTCTTTTTCTTTGTCCTCCATCCCGTCATCCCTTTGTTCATCCTCTCCATCCATCATCAGTTGCCCCTGTTTGGTACACTGTTTTTTTTAGTACTTGAAAGTGTTGCTTCGTCTTCTTGATGTCGTGCTGCGTTGTCTGATTGAAAAAATAACGTGCGCTTAACACAGTGTAAGAGTCACAAGAAAAAGAGCATGTATAGCCATCGATTTTCAACACATGTGCCCCTTCCACCACCGTCACAACCACCACCTCCGCCCAGCGCTCCTCGTCTTCCACCACAATCCGTTCTCCAAACGGATTTCCAGCCGAGCAGTTCGGTTCAAATATTGACGCGCCACGATCTCGAGAAGATCCTGGGCTTCAAAGTCGCAAGTTTTCCTGGACGGTACCTCGAGGCATTCACACACAAGAGCGCATCGTCAGAACTGAAACGCGATTCGTACGAACGCCTGGAATTTCTTGGCGATTCGTGCCTTAATATGGTGACGGCCCAATGGCTATTTGATCGGTACAATGAAGATGAAGGATTCCTTACGCGCCTCCGAACGAGATTGACGTGCTCCGGTACATTGTCGCAACTCGCACGCAGGCTCGGTCTCCAGAACTTTATTATATTCAATGCCAAGGGCCAGCGCGAGAAATGGTACAATAACGCGCGCGTTCTCGAAGATGTGCTCGAGAGTTTGATAGGTGCCGTTCTCGTGTGCGAAGGTCTTTGTGCCGCACGAACATTTGTCGTCAGTTTGATCGAATCTATTGAGGAATCTCAGCTTCTTCTGGATGTCAATTACAAGAATCGTTTATCGCGGTACCAACAAGCTCGAGGCCACGAACTTCCCGTCTACGTTTCAGAGCACCGCGTGACCGAGCGCGGCCCCATCTTTCTCGTGTCTGTATGCATCGATGGCGTGCACGGCCGCGGAGTCGATACGACGAAAAAATCCGCAGAACAGAAAGCTTCCAAGGCACTCCTGATTCTTCTCGGCGTGCCGCTGGACGATACGGCGAGATGAATTCGCATTTACAAAAGCAACGGTCCGAGACGCCACCCCAGCGCATCTCCAATCTCGATCTCGATCATCGGTGCATCGCGTACCGCGTGCTTGTTGACGAGAGACAACATGTGGGGATACTCGAGATCGTCGAGTCCGCGCCTGGAGATACGGTGCCCGAGAACGATGCACATCATGTAGAGGCACCGCGCAACGTCGCCAACGTTCGAGTCGGCGTACACATACCCTGGCCGCGCGCGAAGGAGGCTCCGTGCAGCTTTCTGGAGAATTGTATGGCGGCACGTCGATGAGACGGCCAGACGATAAATGTACGTTGCGCCGAATGCCACGGCAGTGCATATTTCGTCCGGTGCAATTCTGATTTTCTTCCGCGTATCGTATAAAAGCTTGACAATCTCGCAATCCTTGTGCGGCTTGACGAGAACGTCCATTCCCGGCGCACGCACTGCGAGTTTGTTGACGATTGCAGATGACTCGGAGAGGTGCAGCATAAGAGGATCGAGCTGCCCCTCTTCGAGACTCTGGGAAGATGGTGTGGATGAGACCATCATATTTATTTGTTTGTAATACATATTAAATCGAGAATCGAGAAATGAGAAATGACAATGACACGTGGCGCCACACGTTTCTTTCTTTACTTAAGCTTTGCGCAGTGGCATCTGACGAAGATCCGCAGCCTGGGCTTTTGCGAATTCAGGGCAGGAGTTGGTCGGCCAGTACGGAGAAAAGTCAGTGTAGGACTTCATCGCGACGTCAAAGGCACGGGGATTGGATTGGAGCTGGGCGCGATACTCGGTATCGTTACGACTGTTGAACTTGGCCTGGAGCTCGGCGTTGAGTTGGCACGAGCTCAGGTATGATGTGAGAGCGCGGCCATCGGACATGGCACTTCGAATCACTGCTGGCATATCGAGTATTATTTATCACTAGAAAATAATAATAATAAATTATTACAAATATACATACGCACTCACTCGCCAGGGCCGCCGCACAGATAGTACGCGCTGGAAGTATAGCCATCAATAATACCAACATCGACGTTCCGCACATTATTTCTCGTTCGCGACTTTCTGTGGACTATCGCCGAGACGAAGACGGACTCTGCGCGCCCCTTGAGCATCGCGTAGAGTGCGGTATACCAAGGCCCCACGCTTTTTTCTCCACGCTCGAGATTAGTCATGTCTTCAAATAGCTGGTGAGTGATCGGCACGCCACACGCGATCAAACAGTCACGGCCGCGCTGTGCGAGAACGCCCAACATCTTCACCACATACGCTTCCATTTTATTTATTATTTATTATTATTAAAAAAATGGTGCAGGCCGTCACACCCCACAGACCCAACGACCCATCCTGCCGCGGCGGTACCGGCAACGCCACGTGTCATCGATCCTCTCCTCAACAACAATGTATTGCTAGGCTTGACAAGGATCGTCGCCGACTTCACTGACGCAATGTTGCTGAAGATCCGCAATGACGCGATATGTTCCGTCGATATCGAGGTCGTTCGCGAAACATTGAACGGGCCTCTCATCGCTGCCATCCAGATATTCGAGACTCGTCGTCACGTACCCCAAGAACAGCACGAACCGCCAGTACTCGCACCATCCGCACCCCTCGAACCCCTCGAACCCCTCGAGCCCCTCGAACCACCCAGCGCCAGTCCTTCATCCTCGAACGAGAACCAAGATCCTCAGAAGATGGAGTAGTTCGTGGTCGGATCGACATTGGACGTCTCGATATCCGCGCAACTCAGGTATTTTGATGTATGATCGATTCCAGTCGGTTCTTCAATCATCATGCACGGCGCCTGGCCAAACGCAACATCATAAATATCCCGAAGCGATGGTCTCTTTGTAATTTTGAATGGATGCGGCTCGTCAGAAAACCTCGATAATTCCATCGGCAAGCATTCCATCAACACATCAAAGTCATCGGCAACACCACCTGAGTCGGGATGCGTGAGACACGCGATATCGTAAAACCGTCGCCACATCTCATCGAGCGTTTCCGGTGTGCCAAGATCCATTCCGTGGTGATGTTTACATACGAAAAAAAAAGTAGGTTTACATATATAATAAAAGATGACATCGTTTCTCGACGAGGCAGGTATTATGAATATGCTTCCTCGTCCCAATATCGCAACTCAAGCGCCGACACTCGCTCCGACACGTGCACCGACGCTCGCTCCGACACGCGCACCAATAAGTCCTCAACTCACGACGGCCGCCAACTTGACGAAAACGCCAGCTCCGACGACCAAAACGTATATCGTACCCGTCGCGACGCCAGGTCCAATCACATCGACGCCAGCGCCGCTCCCGACATACCAAGGGCCGCAAGATGATTTATTGTTTGATCCCGATCCGCTCGAAGGCGATGCGGCAGCTGGAGCCGGGTATGCGCTTCCAGGAACGGCGATGATCAATGGCCCGACATCGACTTTATATACATCCGCGCCGTCGTCGAACGTTGCAGGCACTGGAAGTGGCGGTGCAGTTGTTACATCCGCCCCAGCAGCAGGCCTCATGAATGGCGTTATTCCAACGATTCCTACGACGATCGATCTCGCCGATGGAGATATGATGGATGAAGAAGGTGGCGGCGGGTCCGGAAACTCGCGATCGATATGGACGTTCGTAGTCATTGTCGCGCTGCTTATCGCACTCATCTTGGCCGTATTTGCATTTTACGGCATGCCTGGATCTTCAGGTGGAGGAGGCGGAGGTGGAGGCGCATCGGGTATGGGCGCCGATCCCTTCGGAGGCCTCTCGACGGGCGGTATCTCGTCGGGTCTCGGCTCGTCGGGTCTCGGTGGTCTTGGCGGCGGGCGGTACTAATTTTTTAGGTATATAAATTGTCGATTATGAGACATGTCGGCGGAGGCGGCGGTGGAGGCGCGACGAAAACTCGCCTCGCTTCCATCAAATCCATCCAGAATTCGTGGAATGTATCGCGGTACGCTGCAAACCACGCTCGATCACGCTCGATCGGGAGAATCGTCAGGATTTCGGCGCCTGTATCGCTTAAGTGCGCCGGCATCCACTGTACAAAGAAGCACAAGTTCAAATCGCAGACTTCCAGCTGGACTTGGACCTGTGGCATATAATGATGCGGGATTTCGCCTGGGATCGGCTGGCGTTTATACGGACACTTGATCTCAATGAGGTTGCCGCACGTCGTGACTCCATCGGGCGACGCGCCGAGCCATGGCAATTCGGGATGAACCAGTAAACCGAATTCAAGAACTTTCATTCCAAGGATCGCCATCGCTTTATCGCGAACCATATCTTCGTTCTCGCAGCCGTGACGCGTGAACACATTCCCTTTGAATACATTGTGGCATTTCGATTTAATGAGTTCCGCGCGGATGTCGCCACGTTGACCGCAAAACGCTGGAATTCCGAGTGCTCCCGCGCAATCCGAAGCTGTGATCAGAGTCTTGCGGCGTTCGTACCACGGTTGCGTCCGCTGCTCCCATTGTTCGCATTTGAGCAACTCGACAACTTTGGGGTGTACATAAGACGACATGACGATTGTTTTGTGTATTATTATTATAAGAACTCGAACGGTCGGTCCTCTTAAGCGCACGTTTTTAAACAGAAAATTGAGAAAAAAAAATACACTTAAGGACTGATGACTCGGAATACGTATATATTTTCACATTTACACATTTACACATTTACACATTCACAAAATGGAGAGCGTCATCACCAAATTGAAATCGTTCGGGAACGACGAGATAATTCCTCTGCCCGAAAAGTTTCCGTACACCGACGGCCTCACGTACAGTTTCGGAACGGGAAAATACTTCTCATGCCGCAATGAAACCGATCCCGGAACGACAATCTTCAATTCCAACGGCAAGGAACTCGGGACAGGCAGTGATCGCGTGGCACTGCAGATCAAGGGATGCATGGCAACATCTTCAGAATCGACCGAAGCGTCCGAGTGGTGTGTACGCCGCGCGACGAAGTATACGGCTAAAGGCGTTCAAAAGTTCAATACATTGAAAGTACGGGCCGCATTGCACGCCATTTCGAAAGGAGTACGTATCACCGAGAATTGCGGTATTTTCCCAATTTTCAAGTACGAGATTCCATTGAAAGACGACGTGAATTACGATACCAAATGGAAGAAAACGTGGGAGATCGTACGCTACGCCATCGAAATGAAAGTGGATCGCGATAAAATCGTCGCGGCCAAAGAGCTCAGAATAAAATCGCTCGCCAAGAAGGAAGTCAAGACGATCGTGTACGTGCCAACCGAATCCGAGAAGAAAGCCGATGGATTGACTGATGCGCAACGCAAGATCATCCTGAATAATTATACGATACAGAATGCCGATGGTGAAATGTGCAATAAAAAATCCGGATGCGTCATCACATCCAATGTGCCACAGCTGCGTGGCATTGATATTGATGGCACGCCGCTCCGGATGAAAATTCAAAGGAATCGCGCCTACATGTTCACATTCGAGGAGGACGAGCGCCGCATCCACCAAACTGAAGTCGACCACACCGACGGCAAGAATTCCAATGACGTGCCGTGGAATTACCGGTGGGCCTCGAGAGACGAGAACAATTTGGCGAAACATAACGAAAGGAAGGAGCCAGTCGTTCAAGATGACGCGGATCTCCTTGCGATCTACAAAGAACCTTCGGATCCCAAGGTATGGAACGAAGGCGGAATGACATTGCATTCGAATATGTGGATTTCGCGTCCCAACGGAATGAGATTCGTCAAGATCGCCGAGGATGGCACGTACCCCATGATCCGCGTGACGATCACTGATTCGGATGGGACGATGCGATCACGGAAGATTATGGTTCATATGGCCATCACATACAAATTCATCGAACGTATCGAGATCACCGATGGCGCATTGGCGAATCTCAAATTGGCCAAAGAATCCTCGGAGTATTTCTCGACGAAGTATAAATCCTCATTGTATTTCTCGAAGAAGTATGTATCGTCAACGTCATCATTCTCCGAATTCGCCGACGATCTCAAGAAGTTCAATTTATATATCCTGCACGGCGATAACGAGAAATCGAATTATCGCGTCGAGAACCTCAAGATCGGGACGCCTTCCGAGAACCAGGTAGATCGTCAAGATAATCCCAAGACGACCCGCCGGGTACGCGTCAATCTATTCGAAGTTTCCGCGGATGACGTTGTCTCAAAGGAACCGATCCCGTTCGACTCGTATACCAAAGCTGCCGCGTACCTCGAAGTTACTGTGGTTGCGGTCTCGATCGCAGCGCGTTTCAACAGGACGTGCGAGGCGAATAAGAGAAGAAAAATAACGCATAAAACGACGAAGGCGATGTATCACGTCGTCGATGCGATTTGATGTAAATTTTCGTGTACGATTTTTGTGAATGTTCGAATACAAACATTCACAAAAAACAGAGGTATGGGTCGTATACTTCTTTTAAACAATCATCACCGCGTCATTACTTGCACGATCTGCGCGGGCGGCATCGCGACCTTGGAAACTTTGAGCATGAGGAAGACAACCAACATGGTAATAACAAAATTGAAAAGGGCCTCGATGAGGAATCCAAAGTGAAATTGGGGCGCCTTGAAAGTTTTAAGAGCTTCGATCAGCGGCATCGCAATTGACCGAGTCAAACCTTTCGTCGTATCCATCGTCGAGAACGCAACGAGGAATCCGAGCGAAAGACCGACGAGATTCTGCGACTGCAAGAAACTACCGAAATCCATCACGATGTTGCTCGCTTTCGGGATTGTAACTTTTGTCACGGCAGCAGCGGCCGTAGGGCCAGGTGTCGTCGTAAGAGTCGGGGGCATGGTCGTCGGCTCGCTCGTCGTAACAATAACGTTTGGCACATCAGTCATCATCGGCGTGGGCAGGGCGGCGCTCATTATTCGTATACATTATCCAAAGAAAAAAAATGTGACGCTTAAGGACTCGTTTGCACATCGATATTCGACTTGAATACGATATGCTAGAAACCGTTGCGGAGAAACTGACATCGTGCGACGCGACGCTCTTCCGCATTCTCGGCGACGATGCGCGCGCCTTGACGTCGATCCTCGCGCGTCTCAATAACGGCCACGCCGGATTTCCCGGCCCGAATCCAGTATCGATCGATCGCGAAGATTATGCGAAACTCCGCGCGCAGCCGTACCGTATGGCCGAGAAGACCGACGGCGTGAGGTTCGCGTTTCTGTGTTGCGAATACAAAGGCGTCGATGTATGTTGCATATTCGATCGTGGCATGGTGCCGTACCTCCTTCCACTGAAACATATGCCTCGAGTTCTGGCGCAAGGCACGATATTCGATGGCGAGTTGGCATGGGACTCGACGAGTCGGCGATGGATGTTTCTTATTTTCGATGCAGTCATTGTATCAGGCATCAACGTCTCGTCATTGCCATTCACCGAACGGCTCAATGCGGCGTCTCTGAGCTTGCAATCGTACGTCCCATCATCCTCCGATCCCGCCGCGCTCCGCATCAAGAAATTCTTGCTCCTGAGTCCGACGTGCGCTGCCGAGTACGCTGCGCATTCTGAAGAAATCCAGAAACGACACGCTATCGATGGCGTCGTCTTCATGCCTGAACTTGACCCTATAGTCTACGGCCGCCACGATAACTTGTTCAAGCTCAAGGTGAAACATTCCGTCGACTTCATCGTCAAGAATGGGAAATTATGCATTTACAACGAGAACACCAAACGCAATTTGGTGATTGGCGTCCCGACGGGTCCATTGGCGACTTTAGCCACTGAAGGCTCGATCGTCGAATGTGTGCTCGATCCATCATCGTCGATCAAAGCCAATAAATGGATTGTCGAGTCGCTGCGGACCGACAAGAAACGATCGAACAATAAATATACGTACGATAAAACGCTCTTGAATATGCGCGAGAACCTCACTCTTGCCGACGTCATTCGAGGTGCTTTCCCGGGCCGCACGACAACAGGTTCGGCGATGTGGGACTAAAAATTAAAAAAAAATCTGTATGTAAAGAAGAGCATGACGAGCAAGAATGTCTACAACGCATCAGCGACTCTCGGGCAGATCTTAATCACGATGCAAGGTTTGTCGTGCATTGCCGTTGCGATCGGGTGCCTCGTGACCGGCAGCACATTGCTCGGATCATCTCAAGGCGAACGTATTATCGGGCGCGTCAAGGGGACCGAATGCCTGGACGATATCGGTCGATGCGCTATTACAGTGACGTACGTAATGGGCGGCAAACGGTACCAATCGACATTCGAAACGGTCAAGACGCTCAATTACGCCAAGAACGATGCCATTTCAATCCTCGTCAACCCTGAAACTCCGCACGTGGCCATCGAGGATTTACCGTGGCAACATATGGGCGCTACTTTGATTGCCGCGGCGCTCTGCACGGCAGCGAGCGCATATTACGCCATGCATCTCGTGAGTCAACGCAAGAACATTGCGGCTTTGGCTGGAGTCTTTGGGTTCGTGAGCGCGATTGTGAACTGAGCCTTTTGGTTTAACTCGAAAGACTCCGAAATATCCAGTGATTAAATCTTTAAGAATTTTAGATTCTGTAGGTGTCATATTTTATGTTGTATTCGCACGTATTATTATTATAATTATTTGATGAGCAACAAAACAACAAAAGAAAACACGTGGCACTATTCTTTCTTCCACATTTCTTTTGGTACTTTGTCTTGCTCATCACATATTTAATTTACATTTGCGTCATAAAAGAAAATGGGTCCTTTTTGCGTGACATTAAATAGTATCGATTACGACGATGGGTGCGAGTCGTGGGCGGCATGGACGAGACTCGTCAAGATATGCCAACGGTCCGGCTCAATTCCTCCTGAGACGACGTGGTATGTCGACACGTCCGTGATGATGTTCGGCGCCGTGATGCACGTGAACAGCGCTGCAGCATTCGATACTCAACAGGCCCGGACAGTCTTTGCATATTATCCAAACCTTTGCGTCAGTTTCCATGCCGACGACGATCCCAATATTGTGTATACGAAATTGTGCGAATTACATGCAATTGGGATCGTCAACGTGAGTGTATGGACGATGCCTGGCAAACACATTCAATACACACCTGTAAATTATTGATTATTAACAGTTAAAAAGTTAAAAAGCAGCACGAATCGACGATAAAAGCACCGAGACAGCGCCGATGATAACGTACATTGCAGTCATCGACCCAACGCCATTTCCTCCATTTCCGTTCTGCTGATACTGCTGCTGCTGATACTGCTGCTGCTGCTGCTGATACTGCTGCTGCTGTTGTTGACGAAGTATACCATTCACGGCATTCCGGCGTCTCTGGTTGTTGACGTTTGCCTTCCCATTATTCCGAGACACGTTGTTGCTCCGTCCATTGTTGCGCCGTGCGTTGCCGCGTGTATTATTATTATTATTATTAATTGGAAGATCAGGATGAGAGGCTGACTGGGCGATGGGCCGGAGCGCCGTATAGTGCGTTCCCCTCATCTCATATGTGCCATCATAGAGCATGTACACCACCGGCCCCTTTCTTGGAAATTTTTTCATGCCTACATCTGGGTCAAACGTTAGCATATCATTGTTTCTATTGGTGATCGTCACGACTTGACTCTGATTCAAGCCTCTCCCGACCGTCTTGACATAAATATCTCGACGAAATAACATCGCAAGCGCCTTGAGTTCCAAATTACCCGCCCAAATGCCTTGCAATCCCATGACAATCGAGTATGCTAAGATAATTCGCTTTGGATCGCCGATGGGAGGAGGTGCATCGTATCGCACCACATCGTACGATGAACGCACATTCTCGTAAGACACCCCGTTTCTCGATTTCAAGCGTTCTAAAGCGCCCATAATGGCCGCATGATCATCAACTGAAAATCTGAAATCTTGTATATGATTGCCCTGCAATACCCACTTTGTATATTCATTTGACCGTCTCATGAATTCGGTCGTCTTCTGCCTTAATTTAATTGCGCTCATCAATTGCCACATCGGGAAACTACCTTCCGGCCCCCATTCAGGCTTGCCTTTGATCCCAGCGGCGATCGCATACGCTGCAAAGAGACAATCGCCATTTGGAATTGTAGGGATCGGCATGAATTGCAGTGTCATTGCCGTATTCTATTATTATTATATACAAATCAAAATATTACAGGCACGTGACATTGGACGACTGGACTGGACCGGAAATACCGCTCGGGTAAATCGCGCGGTAATGAACGTGACGAGGCAGCGTCTTGCCGCGTACCTTGTATTGCATCGGGCAACGGAGAGGCAAATTGGCAATTCCGCTCGAGACCGCCACGACGCCGCTGTTCCCGAAATTCCCATAGGCGTCGCCAGGTGCAGGCGCGACGCCAGCTGCCGATTCCGAGGCCCAGTAGACGACGTGCGAGGCTCCCGGCGGCGCAGGGACGGTCGCCGTGAACGCCGCGTCATTAGGAGTCTTGAGTGCGAGAACTGCAGGAGGGAAGACGGCCTCGCCAAGGAAGGGGAGGTACGAATCGCGGTTCGTGAGGAGGTGGACGCATCCGACGCATCCTGCAATGAGCGTGAGTGTCCCGACCAACCCATCGGGATTGACGCGGACGATGTTGAGCTTGTTCGACGCGGCAATCAGTGTCATAATACCGATAGCAACGAGCGCGGCGATACGCATCCAGACTTTACGGCGCATCAGCTTCATTTCGGGTGATTCGGGTGTCATTGATTATATATAGTCAATCAACATATTTATTTTCTAGTCACAACAAAAGACTCATGATCTTCGCCGCGTCATTCGGCACAAACTCGATCAAGAACGGCAGCAATGTCAATTTGAATTCCACTGCCACATCGCCGGCTCTTTTCATGCAAGATATCGTTCCTGGTTTCTATACCGCGACGCTTATCGAAGTTGAGACTGGCTTTCTGCATTACATCAAGATGAATATGGCTTCGACGGGGCGTGGCGGGAGCGTCGTGACGCGGTACGAAGGTCCCGTGCCGCCACTCGGTATGCGTCGGCGGTATGTCTTGACATTGTGGCGCCAGACGGGCGGAAGATCTTCGCCGCCGCCGCGTGGACCCGTGAGCCGTGCGCGATTCAACCTCGATACGTTTATTTTGAAAAACGGTCTTGTGGAAATCTCGACTGTGACTTTCGCCGTTCGCGGTCCGTTGGTGTAGATTCTATGCGTCACAGAAATCGATACGGACAGTTCCAGTCACCGACGCAATATGAAAGGATTCTTGCTTGGTATCGAAGCGCTTGAACCGGCCAACTCCAGCACGAGGCGTCTTGATCTTCTCTGTCGTGCCATCGCGATATGTTATCGTGAGATCGGCGTGGATGCGACACACACACGCGCTCGAGAGTCTCGCATGCATGTTAATGATCCTTCTCCCGTTGTGGCCGTCTCCCGTTGTGGCCGCGGCACGCTCGATGATCAGTTGGATGAATGTGTCGGGTAACGATGCCATGCGAGGGCGCAAGATACTGATTGGGAGGGGACCGGATACTTCGAACGTGTGTGATCCCTCAACGAATTGCGGGACGATTTCGCTTGCGATTTCAGTGATGTGCGTATGCGTCGCCGTCTTCCTCCGCGTGGCATTGATGTGCCACGCATTGTGTTGACACCGAAGAAGCGCCCATGCAATTTTCTCGCGCGTCGAATCACGGAGAAGCTTGAATGTCGGGTGCATGACAACTTCGGCCGGGAACGTCTCTGTGGGTTTCAGTACGAGTTGCGTCAAGCTTACGTTATTCGCATGTGAAACGACGTTCCTGAGCGATTGCGTCCATGATTCAGGGAGCTTGGCCGCGATCGGTTCGATGTGCATGAGAGTATCGATATCGAGGTCTTGGGATCGATTGACGCATAATGTAGGCAAGCGGATAATTGTGTATAGATTCTTGTCGAGTCGCGTGAAGTGCGGCTCTGACGCGTCGAAGAAGACGGCCATATCGATTGATGTGAGAACCGACTTTGTCCGAGATTCCGAGTCCCTCAAATATGCATCATGTTGTTCGGATGTGACGTGAGGGGGGTGCTCATATGTCTTGCCGTACACATTGCATAAGAACTCGTCGAGAAGCGCGGGAGGGAACGATGGAATTGGGAAACACGCCTTTTCTTTGATTGTGCATACCGACTCCTCGTCATCGCTGGCTATATCTTCGACATATTCCTCGAAGACGCGATTGATGACTCCTGAAGATGCGGCGAGTGTGTCGGCATGCACACACAACTTCATCTTCTCGTTCCCATGCTGCATCTCAAGAACGATGACGCCGCGGCGCAAGGGACGCTTACGGCCTCCGTCGAGTGTAGCATACTGGAAGACATACGGCTCAGACATAGCGTGTATTTAAATTAAAAGTGTACGAGGCACCGCGCTCCGCGCCTTTTGAGGAAAGAAGAGACAACTGTGGATTGACATCGCCACATCACCGCGCCACATCACCATGCCACATCACCATGCCACATCACCACGCCACGTCACCACGCGACTATGACATGGCCGAACAGCATCTCTTTGCACTATTACAACACTATTACAAAGATAATTTACACATTCATTCCGAATCCTCGTCCTCGTCCTCGTCCATGTGAATGAACTCGTGAAGCGCCATCATACCATTCTCGAATCGCCGCGTGTCCAGGTTGGGAAAATCGTTGAATTTCATCACGATCTCACGCACATCAGCGAGTTCATTGATAGCATCTTGAAAATCGGCGTCAGTGTACTTATTGAAGACGGGATGTTCGATGTTGGACCTGACTTCCATAATCGCATCCAGATCATCCATGAACTCAGTGCGGAGACCGTCATCGACGATGTCGCCAGGTTCGTCTGAGCCGTCAGCAACGGTCCCAATGGCATCGAGGAGCGCTTCGATTCCATCGAGCGCGGCGTTGCGGAGGTTCGCGCACTTCGCAGACTCTCGCATCGCATTGAGCATCACGCGCTGAGACTGTGAATGAATCATATTTTCTTATGTAAATTAAGATCAAGACAAAAGCCAAGTGCATCCACCTGGCGATCCTGGATTGGCGATGCCAGGTCAGCACCGAGAGTTTGAATACCAATCAATTTTGAAGCTTAAGGACCACCGCGTGGATTGAGTGGCCCAAGTCAAGGAAGATTATCTACGATGAATTCACAGTTTGAGCCCATGTACACTGTCTACACCAAGAGGGGGTGTACATGGTGCGTCGATGCCAAAGATCTCTTGGAAAAGAACGAGCTTCCATACATTAGCGTCGAATGTTCGGATATATATGATATGCGTACGCGCCTCGGACCTCTCGCGCCGCCCGTCGATGTTTTCCCGTTCATTACACGCGGTCCAAAGGTGATTGGCGGGTACCACAATCTCCGCGATAGCCTCGAGGAGCCGCTCCTGATGGAAGATATGGCACGTCTCTCGGCATTCCCCATCGAGATGCCCGACGTGTACAACCTGTATCAGAAAGCCGTCGCGAGTTTCTGGACTGCCGACGAGATCAATTTGAGGCAGGACGCCGACGATTTCGCCCTCTTATCGAAAGATGAACGTCATTTCTTATCGTATGTCTTGGCTTTCTTCGCATCTTCGGACGGCATTATCAACGCCAATATCATGGGGAACTTTTCTGATGAAATCCAGAAAAGCGAGCCGCTCCTCTTCTACGCTTTCCAGGCATTCAACGAGGCCGAACATAACCGCACATACTCGATGCTGATCGATACGCTCATTAAAGACCCGACGGAACGCGATCGTCTCTTCAACGCGATTCTCCACATCCCGGCCGTCAAAGCCAAAGCCAGCTGGGCCCTTAAATGGTTTGACCGCACGACGAAACGCTTCGCGGAGCGTCTCGTAGCGTTCGCATGCGTCGAAGGCATCCTATTCAGCGGCTCATTCTGTGCGATATTCTGGCTGAAGAGCGTCCATAACGGCAAGATGCCTGGTCTTTCACTGAGCAACCAGTTTATCGCACGTGACGAGGCGCTGCACTGCGAACATGCGACGTTGCTGTACCGCAAACTGCGCAATAAGTTATCGCAGGATGAAGTCGAGGCGATCGTTTCCGAAGCTGTCGAGAATGAGAAGCGTTTCATTACCGAAGCGTTGCCTCCGTCCCTTATTGGAATGAACGCTACGTTGATGTCGCAATATATCGAATTCGTTGCCGATATGCTGCTTTTGGATTTGGGGTACACCAAGAAGTACCGCGCGACCAACCCGTTCCCATTCATGGAAGCGATATCTCTCGAAGGCAAGACGAACTTCTTCGAGAACCACGTGAGCGAATACTCCCGCGCCGGTATTATGGTTGATTTCTCCAAATTCTCCCTGGACGAGGATTTCTAATAGAAATAAAATAATGTAATTAGAATACTAGTCATACATGAAGACGATGATCTGGGCCGCTGTGCTTCTCGTTATTGTTGTTATCATATTACGAGCGCGACCCGTGACGGAGACGATGCAGTCTATGTCGTCTATGTCCGGCCCGTCAATTGCATCCCAGGCAGTCTCTGAACTGACGACCGGGAAAATCAAGATCGGTGCCAAATCAATCAATCGCGTCGCGATCACCGAAGCATCACTCGTCGCGTCCCAGCCTGGCGTTACCGCACGTCTCTTCGGCAACGTCCCATCTCATACTGTCGTGTTGAAAGCGCGTCTTAAATATTACATCAATGGAGGTGCCATTATCGCACTTGGGAAACGATTCGAGGTGCGGGGCACAGGGAACACGACGCAGAATGCAGATGGAGTGGCGCGTCGAGAAGCCGCCACGATTCTTGCTGACGTTCAGAACACATTACGAACGCGCAATCTCATGGAATGATTTCATGAATCACGCCGCGGCGACGGGGACGTTCTCGGCATTCTCGGCCTCGACGGCGTTCTTCTTCACGCGCTTCTTGACCGGCTTCTTCTCGACGGGAACATCGTCGTCGTCCGCGGGAAGCTCGCCCTCGAACATATACTTCTTGATGAACTTGACCACGGGCTTCTTGGTGTACTCGATGGTCCGCTCGCCGCGCTTGACGACCTGGGGCTTGTCGAGCGTCTGGACATGTCCATCGAACACATAGACGAGCTTGGTATTGGTCTTGCGAAGGAGGATCTTGGGTGTAATGTCGCGACTGCAAAAGGGAAGTGTTGGTTATTGATCGGTTGAGGTGTGTTATATGTGTGTATTTGGATTTGGTTCGTTTTTGTTGACTCGGACTTACGAAGCGACCTTCAGAGCCGCATAGCTGTTGATTGAAAAAAGAAAGTGGGGATATGTGATGAGTCAGCAGAGGCTCTTGATATTTTAAAGTATAAAGTATAAATAATAAATAATAAATAATAAATAATAACTAATAACTCACCGGTAGTCTGTTGAAACATACCTATACAAACACACATAAGAAAGAGGTTAGAACAAGTATGGATGCGGTCGGCGTCGCGCGCGTCGAAAACAACAACGAAGAACAAGAACAAGAACAAGAACGAGAAGAAGAAGAAGAAGAAGAAGAGCCAACTCACTTCCCCATCGACGCGAACGACTCGGGGTGGTGTACCATGAAGGTGTGACGCTCCTTCTTCTGACGCGGCGCGGCAGCCTTGGGCTCGGTGGCGGTGGGGTCAGCGGCGGTGGGTGTCTGAGTGTCTGCCATCGTGTTTGTGTGTGGAAATATAAGTGCCATTACATCATACTTCGTCTCCTTAACTGTCTCTTTTCCTTCCTTATTTCTCGTATGTCATATTTCGTAGGCTCAAGTGCAGCTTAAGGAAATGGGCGACGAGTTCCTGGATTTTTTCGATACAATGCACACCACGAACATGTCCATCGACGCGAGCGTTCGACCCGTCCGATCCCACGTCACGACGATGACCATGTACGGAAAACTCGATGGCGATATCAAGTTCCTGATGTCGATGAAAGACCGCCACATGCCCGGCTGGAACCGCGCCAAATGTTGTCGTCTCGTCGAACTCGCCGAATCCAGCGAGTTCTTCGACATGACTCCATCGCAATTCTCCAAGACGGCACTCCAAATGAAGGCCAAGACGCTTTCGGCATCCATCAAGATCTTCCATAAAGGCAGCTTCCATATCACAGGCATCAAGAGCCAGCCTGAGCTCATGTGGGTCCTCGACGAAGCGTGTCGTCTCATTTCCAGTGTGGACGCAACGACAGGCGTCACGGTCGAATCGTTCGAGACCGCGATGATCAATGTCAGCGTGGCGACCACAACGGGGTTCAATCTGGAGAATATATTGAATATCACGAACGGAATGGACGATACGTTCGCGGAAATGCCGGAACGTCCTCCGTCGTGCAACATCCACATCCCCGTCGGCGATGGCAAGCACGTCACGAGCATGGTTTACAAATCGGGCAAGATCATCATGAGCGGAAGCAGTCCAAATCGACTCGGCCGCGCGTACACTACATTAATGACGACGATACATGCCAACATCCACGACGTCATCATTCCGCGCAGTGCCGATGCGTTGCGGCGCGCGACAACACGTTTCCACTGGACGGAACTCATTTCGTCGGCGCCATCTGGCCTCACGCATTCACATGGACCGTGCAAATCTCGCGTCGAAGGATGCGAATATTGCCGCGTCTTTGGAAACGTGTTTGCGACGTGACAGACATAAGATATTTTTGTGGTTTGGTCGAATTACGTGCGTGCAAATTTTAGATTTTTTTCTTTCTGCATGCGGAGTTTTGCTCGGCGAGCTTTTTGGATTGGCCGAAGATGACGATACAGACCAACGACTGCTTCAGTTTCGTTGGAGTTGTTGACGATTTCTTTCCATGTCGTCCGAATGGCGAACGGGTTGAGTTTACGGGTGACTTTGAGGAAAGTATCTGTAAATACGGAAGTCGCAACCATGCCCGCCATGGTGTATGCCATTGCAGAAACACGCCGCCGATCGAGACCAAAGATACGAAGAATGTCTGTGGAGCGCGCATTCTGTGTAGTGGAATTGACTACCGCATGTCTATTCGATGGATTGTATCGATACGCCGCGGGTGTCGTCGGCGGTGCTGGGATCCTGCGTACATGCTTCAACGTGAAATTCATCGACGCTACCGATAAATCAAACGACCCTTTTGCCAGCAAGGCAATCGAAGCAGCAATTGCCGTCGCGTATGCTGCTCGCTTCATAAGTTTTCCCGTTCGTGCCATGAGACTGATCTTCCGGGCATCGTCACGTGTCGTGCGCGCCTCGCGGATATCTTTGACGAGGCGAGCGACGACGTGGTTGATGTCTTTTGCAGATGGGTTGGGTTTCATTTTCTTTGCGCGAGCCTTAAACGCGTCGTCAATTGCTTTCTCGGTTGCGGACATGATTTTTCGCATTACGTTATATGGTATGCCAAGTTTTTTATTCGAGTCGATCTAGCTGTTGAGAGCTCACAACAGCTCATAACAGCTGCTGAGAGCTGCTGAGAGCCGCTTAGGTAAACCATACGTTTATATGTCTTTCCGATAATCAGGCATGTTTCCATGTAAGACCGAAAATGACACAAACCGTGGGAGTGTACAAAAGCGAACAGGCCTCCGCACTGGGGCGGAGGTCCTGATGGTCGGGCGAAAGAGTGAACTACGACCCGACCATTGTTGTTGTTGTGAAGTACTCAGACCCGAGGCGGAGCACCGGCCCTCGTCAGAGCCGTTGGCCGAGGCGTTCCCGCCAATTCCGCGTTAAGGCACCGAAGGATGTTCAGCGCCGCGTTCAGGTCCCTGTGCTTCAGTGAACGGCCCGTCGCTTTGCACTCGCTGGTACAGCGGCGCACTGCGCGGTTGAATCCGATCACCAATTCGTTATTTATGTTTCTCTTCGTCCTCACGTCTCCTGTGCGACCGTCGCAGTCGTGACACACGCACGTGGTGTAGTTCTCGTCGACCAGCCGCGTGTGCCACATCCGCGCGCACTCCTTGAACGCCTGCGTCGTCGGGACGGCCATCTCCCCGCGACCTGTCGATGCAATCTTGGCTTGGCCGAAACCGACGATCACCCTACGTTTCCTCTCCTCGGCCGACCCTAAACCAAGGCCCTTCCCTAACGATGCAAGGAATCCCTGTAGCACCTTCTTCTTGCCACAGTAGGTCCCAAAGCGCCCGCGACTCGCGCGTCGAGCGTAGTTGACTTTCCACACGGCGTCACACCCGTCTGCCTCAACGGATAGGAACGCGTTGTATCGATCTACTGATGCAGTCTTTGAGTTGTGGTCTGCGAGCGCCAAATTATGAGCTTGCAACGGGGCGCTCCACTTCTTCCAGGACTCGTTGAGGCTGTGCGTCCCGCTCTCGTGGTAGTATCGTCCTCTCGTGAGCTGGAAGCGCTTGTTGTCACCGCCGCGAACGAGGTACATAATGTTGCTGCGGCCTGGATCACATGCGATCTTCACCACGTCGTCGGGTACCGGGCCGCCGTACGTCAGGTCACTGCGTCGCTCATCGGCTCGAACATTTTTTGCGGTCTTCCTCGTTTTCTTTTCAACGACCGTGCCATTGGCCTCGGCAAGATCCTTGACCGCCTTGGCCTCGTCGCGTTTACGCTTCATTTCGGAGCGGTTGCCACCTTTGATGCGGTTCACGCCGACCGGCCTGTACTGCACGGAGATCGCGACACCGTCGGTCTGCACGTAGCACCTCTGCTTCAGCTGGTTCGAAGGGCCGTGTGCGCGTCGTCCTTTATCCATCCTCTTTTGGTCGAATGTGCTCGCAAAGTGGTCGGGTGCCAGGGCCCAAAAGTCCTCGAACTTCATATCGTCAGCAATCACTGACCCGGTTTTTTTGAACAGTACAAACAAAATCTTGGAGTCGATCGTCATACAGTGGCGCTTGATGGTGCAGAGCGGCGCCGGCGTCCACAATTTTGTGTGACCGGGTTGGCCGTCCTCAATATTCTTATTCTTGCTCTCAACGTAGCTCAAGTATCGAAATGATGCTGTCAGGCACGCAGTCGCATTCTTTTTCAACAGACATTCACCGAGCCCGTCGGTTGACTCGTCGCCAAGGCCAAACGCTGCCCGCTCATATCGCACACATCCAGATTGGTCGGCGTTGAGCTGCAAGACGGTCTCGACATCGCAAGGCCGACGTTTCCACGTGATCAGCTTGTGGAGTATGGGTGCCACCTCATCGCCAAAACGCGCGACCAGGTACTTGTACAGCCGGCCATTGTGGTGCACCCAGAGGTTGTTGTGAAAGGCGGTCATATACGTAGTGCGTGCGTAGTCCATTATCTCTTTCAGCTGTATACCAGGGGGTGCTGGTGCTAGTGGGTAGCGATGTTCGTTGATTTCAAACCACGCCGCAAATCCAGGGACCGGGAGCCGCTTCTTTTTCGATCCTTTGACACCCGCAGTGAAGCATTGGCTCACAACAGTCTGTCTAGGCGTTGTATTGTCGATGTCGATCCCGATGCCGGTGGCGTGTGCGTGAAGTAGGAATCCGTTGACAATTCGGCTGCCTCTAACAGATAGCTCGCTCACGAAACGAACACAATCCTCGATGAGCGGTGCCAGTTCCGGGATTAGGAGCGTTGTTTGGAGACCCGACTTGATTGTTATTGTCCGGTCCTTTGGATCATGGATGGTATCATCTTCGTTTCCATCCATCGTATGATGAAAAAATAACGATGTTGATTATGTGGAACACGAGTCCTTAAGCGTCACTTATTTATTTTGGTGTCCTTAAGCGTGACTTTTCGATTTTGTTGTTACTTTTGTGTTTTGATAAAACATCACAATTTGTGGATTTGTGGTAAAGTATGTGTGCGCGTATTTAGATGTGTGCTTTTGATAGGTTTCTTTCAACTGTTATGAGCCTTTCCGCGCTCGTACACCGTTTATGTAAACCGATATAAAAATACGCTTAAGCCGATCCGCGATGGGAGTGGATTTACATAGGAATCATACATGCATTATGGTTGTATCTGAACTCGTCGCGACGCGTCACGGCATTGCCTTGAAAAATGTGGATCTCGAAACGATATCGAGAATCCGTCGCGAATTGACTGTCGTGCCTGACGTTTCGCCGGGCATGCCGCCGCTCCCGTCGTACTCGCTGTATACACAAACTGGGTCAAGTTTTCTCGTGCCGCATTACTGGGCCATCGCGTCGTTCCCGGAAGCGAAGATCCGCGACGAGAGGGTGCCGGGCCAACCGATCGATGTGACGTTCAACGGCACATTGAAAGAATCAATGAATCAACCTCGAGCCGTCGCGGCGACGTTGGAATCTTTATATACTCACGGAGGATCGGTTCTTTCGTTGCGGACGGGAGGAGGCAAGACGGTATGCGCGCTCTCGATCATCTCGACTCTCAAGACGAAAACTTTGATTATCGTCAATAAAGTCATGCTGGCCGCGCAATGGAAACAACGTATCATGCAATTCACGAACGCGCGCGTCTCAACAATTCAAGGCGCGACGTGCGATATGAGCGGCGATATCGTCATTGCACTCATCCAAACTCTCATTTCGCGGCCGTGGAGCCACACATCGTTCGACGCGTTCGGATTTCTCGTGTACGACGAGTGCCACAGCGTCGCGGCCAAAGCTTTTGGATCGACGATGAAAATGCTGAGTTTCCCGTACGTCTTGGGCTTGTCCGCGACGCCTCGACGCCGCGATGGATTGGAACGGACGATCTTTTATCATTTAGGACCGTTGTCGTATATGGCTCCGGAACTCAAGAGGCGCGATGTCATCGTGCGTGCCTTGACATATAAATGCGACGCATACAATCGCCCGGCGCCGACGAACCGTATTGGCGGCCTGGACCATGCGGGTCTTCTCGGTCACTTGGCAGATAATATCGACAGAACGAATTTCATCGTGGATCTCGCGCTCGGCGACGAATTCCTCGGACGGGATATTTTGATCTTATCGCATCGCCGCGCGCATTGCGAAGATATATGCGCTTTGTTGAACAAAAAAGGAGCTGATGCATCGACGTACTTGGGCGGCGCGAAGGCCGTCCCGACATCCCGAATTCTCGTTGCGACATATGCGCTGGTCGGCGAAGGTTTCGACGAATCTCGATTGACTTCTTTAATATTCGCGACTCCTTGCAGCGATATCACGCAACCTATCGGCCGAGTCATGCGCGGCGATTCCAGCGTACCGCCACTCGTGTACGATATCGTCGATGCGTGGGGTCCATGTCACGTTCAAGCTTCGAAACGCAAGAAACAGTACAAGGCGGCCGGGTACACCGTCTACTCCTCGCACGGCAAGCCGCCCCCCTCGCGCCCGGCACCTCCTCACACAGCAGCCAAAAGAAACTTTATGTTTGTGGAAGACGCATAATTAATTGACAACGTGTAAAAAAATCAAATAAACACGCTTAAGCTTAAGCATACACACAAACACGCTTAAGGACACGCTGTTTGATACATTTCTCACCAAGAAAATAATCCGAGATGATTGCCGTCCCACAGACTGATGGCACAGTGATCATGTTTCGACACGACGATCGTGGCAAATTGGTTCAAGTTGGTGGAAAAATTGCGCCTCATCTAATCGAAAAATCGGACGAGTCACATGCAGTTTTTTTTGATGATTTATTTGAGCAAGATGGTTTCCCTCTTCGAAGCATGACTATGGAAGACGGAAAAGTCAATTATGCGCCTGAAGACGGTGAATGGAACGATGGCGTCGAGGATCCCGACCCAGTTTTTTGGGATAAAAACCAGCCGGACCGGACAGACGAGAACTATAATAAGACGATCATCGTGTGGCAAAATGTTGGACGCTTCGATCTGACCGAAAACGAGTGGAAGAAGAAAATGAAGAAGTTCAAAATGATGATTCGTTTCATGTTTCATTTACAGCACGATATTCGTTGGATCGGAATCGTCGAGACGTCAAAAACTCCCGGCGTCCCAGATTCCGGCGGACGACTCGATGTATTCTTCCGCGTGCACAACGATGACTTTTCGCGTATGTGCATCGCGCGGCGGATCGATACTGGTTTCAGATGGTTCTTTGATGTGATTCAGAGCTGGCCCGGCAAGCGTATTTTTCCACTGCATCTCCGCCGGATGTATGGACTGTGATCTGTTGTTGTTGCGATCTGGTGCGAGTTCCATTATGTAAATGTGAATGCATACAATAGTAGTTCAGTTCTTACATCAAGTACGAGACGACACATATACGAACCGAATCAGAATCCGGCGCAGTCGCAGGAGGTCACGCAGCAAAGCCGTGAAATACCTTACCGGAAATTGATTTTCACGCGCAGCTTGGTTGTCGTGCACGAATGGACCGCGGCTTTCGAGAGTTGGCGTCGGCGCGGTTTGCCCAGTCCTGGTCCAGGTCCCGGCTTGACCGTCGCATCTGCCTTGGTGCTCTCGAGCATATCACGTTCGATATCACGGAGGTTACGTTTGCAATACTCCAGAACATTGAAACGGATCGCCCACCTGAAAAAGTTGAGTTGCGCTACGGTCGTCATCAACGGATTCCCATCGCTGTCGGAAAACTCGATGCGATCCCGACGCCTGAATGGGTCGAAGAGTTTCTTGCTGAAACTCTTGAGCATGCTCTTGTACTCCAAAAACAAGTTCCATGCTCGTTCGCCACACTCGTCCGAGACAATCCAGGCCGTATTATTCTTTTTCGACCAGTTTGTGCATGCCCAATCGATCACGCGAAGAGATAATGATTCGTCATTGAAAGCGTCTGTGAGTGACTGGAGATTATCCTGGTGTGCGAAGAAAGACTGCAAAGATTTCAGTAATATGAGATCTTTGCCTTCCATATATATGCTCAACACCAATGCGCACGATCCTTAAGCGCATGTATTTTTTAATTTTTATTTTAGCGCTTTACATTAGAGCTGTAGAATATGGACTTTGATCCGTATGTCGACGACGAGCCCGTACTTGACGAATTCCAAACGGTCGACTCTCTCGATGCATCGTCCGTGACAGCGACGCCGGCGCCCGTGACTGCCACGCCAACGCCACTCCCGACGCGAAGCGCTCTTGATCCCATTGCGGCACCGACTTCAGGAGGCACGGCATGGTACGATTTATTCGACAGCGATAAGATTCCAGGACTCGTGAAGAGTTCGGACATTATGGCCGCACAAGAGAAACGACTCGCTGATCTCGAAAAGGGAATAACGGGCGAGAACGATGACACTGACGAATTCGACGGGCCGCCGAAAACAGGAAGTCAACTTGGAGATCTCGTACGGTCGCTTGGACTCCCGACATCGTTCGCGACAATTGTTGACGATGTCCAAGATGCGCTTGTCGGAACAGTTCAAGATCTTACAAATACAGCGCCGCCTCCGCCCCCTACAAAGACGACATCACTTGACGTGACGCCAAACTTATCTGAAGCGCCTCCTGAGAAGAAATCGTTTACAGAGATTGTCTTTCGCGGCAACCGATTGAGGGGATGGGGTGTCCTGTTGATCGTATGTGCTCTTGTCGGTATTATGGTCGCCGCATTGCTCATGCCGTCGATGTGAATGGCGACGATAAAGTCGAGAATCGCGGCGTTGTCGTTGTCGGTACACGCTTCGCAACGCCGAAATCAAAGTCGCGCGAGTACATGCCGATCGTGCCGAAATCGTGAAGCGCCTCATACAATTCATGTCCCGAGTATGTCGTTGACATCATACAAATCGCATATTCGCCGCGCGGAGGTCTCGAGATACACGAACATTTCCGGGGTGCGTTCATATATTCTTGTGGCGTATTGATATGCATTGCAGCGTGGATGTCTCGCCACGATACGCCTGGTGTCCATGACACATGCATAAAGTCGATTCCATCGCCACACATTGCCTTGCATTTATAGACCTCGGCGACAATATCGTCATCGTCAAATAATAAAACCAAATCACCAGGCGTCGCTTCAGTCACGACATCCAAAGCGCGAGCCATCCACACGAGATCTGGCGTGAAAGACATTATGATTTATTATTTATTATGAGAGTGGTGGTGGTGGGACTGGCAACATAAAGAAAAGGAAAAAAGACAATTGACAGGTGTCGCCACGTGTTTTGACAGGTGGCGCCACGTGTTTTTTTTTCTTCACTGAAAAATCCTAAAACCATAAATTTGAATTATTATTTAAAACTCTATTTACACGCGCTTGGACTTTGCGAGCGTCTCGAGCGTCGTCGACATTTTGAAAAGAACCTTGACGCCCTTTTCAATAGCATTGCGAATATCAGCCATGATATCAGCGACCGTCTCGCCTTGCTCTGTCACGAAGATCTCGCCGAGGACTTGTGTTGGGTCGTACATCTCCATCTCTTCGTCACCATACTCGCCATCCTCGCCATCCTCGCCATCCTCGTCTTCGTCCTCAAGAACCTCGTCGCCAGTATCGTCGACGAGCGAGGGCATATTGTCTTCATCAAGAAGCCCTTCTTCCTGCTTGATGTGCGCGACAGGCTCGACAATATCGATCTCAGACTCGTCGCGCTTGGCACGTGTCAGCTGGGGATCCTTCTCCTTGCGTGGCGGCATTGATCCTGATATGATTGTAGGCGAGTCTTTTTTTACTGGAATTGAACGCATCACAGAATATGCGAATCGTCGTCCGGTTCCAGTGGCGGCCCGATAAAATCTGGGCAGGGCAACGTGGATTTATCGCGTCGTTTCCATGCGCCAATCCTCGAATAACTCGTATCGAGATCGACGTCGCACGTTACCATACCCGCCTCATCATCGAGATCCTCGTCTTCCATGCACGCATCATCGCCAATCTCAGAATCGATTTCGTGAATATCTTCGCCGCCGCCATATTGAGAATCGTCTTCGGGAATCTCGTCGAAATCGGCTTCGGGTGGGTCGGGATCGATCGCGTCATCGTCGGCATCGATATCTCTAGAAGGTGAATTCTTTGCGACGGTAGGTTTTGCAGGTGACTTTTTAGGTACTTTCGTAGTTCGCGCGGCGACGCCTGGCTCTTTGGCGGATCTTGATTTCGTTGGTTTCGCCTTGACTTTGACTTTGGCGGTTTGGACAGGTACATCACATGCCGCGATGGGGACGGCAGGTGCTGTAGGTACAGTAGGTGCGGTAGGTGCGGTAGGCGGAGAAGTCTGTGCCGATGCGAAAAATGCAGCGAGGTCCATTATATTCTTTATAGATATATTCATCTTGCTTAAGTGTCGTTTTAGATTTTTAGATTAAAACTAACACTTCTTCTTCGCAGATTTCAAACACGATTCTCTCGATTTGCCTTTTTTAGAATCGCATTTCTTCTTTGCGGCATCACATGCGGTCGTATTTTTAGATGCAGGGTCAGGTGTAGCTGTTGGCGTCGCTGTCACTGTCGGTGTTGGCGTCGGTGTGGGAGTCTCTGTTGTTGCGCCGGTACACAGGAAAGTCATATCAGGGAACCATTTGCATAAATAGCCTTGCCAATATGCGACTCCAAGACCTCCGCTAGATACGAGCGAGCAGCATCCCAGCATGACAACGACCAGTATCATGCTAGAATCGCCACTATTCGACATTCTTGGTAGGATTCTATTGTAATACCAACATTTTTTTCATGGTCTATTATAGAAATGCTCAGCTGGCTGCTCGATATATTTGGATCGCCGCCGCTTCTTTTATACTCATTCGGTCGTATCGCACGGACATTTTATCACATGCCAACGACGATCTGGGAACCCGTTCAACTGCGCAATTCCAAGATCCATTATATGCTGAAATCTGATCCTGAGAATGTCCGCGCACTCGTCGCTGATCGCCTCGTGTACTTGTCGAAGCGGTGCGATGCACTGGCCGCAAAATTGACATCTCGAATCTGGCCGGGACGCGAATCTGAAGTACGTAAATTAAAGAAATGTCTGCTTCCAAGCGATAACGTCTCGAGAATCGTTCAGAAACCACTGGGCGGCTACGATGTACGCGCATACGCCCAGGGACAATTTATTTTTATTGAATTGCCTACTTTTTCTTATATCGAGACTGGCGAAGACGGAATTAATACGACCGAATCTCGACGTCGCGATACATTATTTCAGATTATTTTGCATGAGCTCGCGCACATTGCAGGACATTGGGACCACAATGCGGACCACGAAGCGTGCATTGCGTGGCTCTCACGGATCGATCAGTAGCCGTACCCGCCGCCGTACCCGCCGCCGTACCCTCCCATGCCACCATACCCACCACCCATACCCCCCATGCCCATGCCGCCCATTGCGTGACCCATACCCATCATCGACAAGAAAAGACACATGAGCGCGACGCACCCCGAGAACGTCGCTGCAGGAACCGCATAATCGCCGACGGTCTCGCACGTCTCCTTGCCCCCAGAGCCCAGCATGCCACAAATACGTTTCTCGAAGAGGTTGAATAGGAGACACACGACGGCCATGAAGACGAGGAAGCCAGGGAACGTCTGGAGATACGACATCATCTTGCTTATTATATATGTACAGATTTTATTTTTTATTTAGACTTTCTTTACTTTCATCGATGCAATCTGATCAGACCATCCTTGATTTGAGCCTTTGGGAGGATTCAGTGCCTTGATATTATCATTCCACAGGACGTGATTCCCTTCCGGAATTGTCGCGTATGCTGCACCTGCCCTGCCGGCATTATATTCTTTGTAATCGAATACATCCACCTTGTACCCCGGCTTCACCTTGATCGCGCTCGCTTTGTCGGTCCATTCAAATAGATCAGGAACCTCGCCCTCATCAAAGCCCTTACTGGTCCCGGAAACAAAATCGCCATGTTCCCAGAGCTCGACTGCAGATTTTGGTTCACCACCCGTTGCCGCAGTGACGCCACCGGCATTTTTATCGTACGAGTACCACGTCTTGTCCTTCTTGTCGATGTTCGTATTGGCATTGTTCCTCAGCCAGCAATCGAACGTCTCTGTGCCTCCCTTGGGTTTGGCGAATGTGAATCCCGTGCATGCAGTGTTTGCATCACACTTGGCGCCACACTCCTTGACCGTCACGCCATAGTTTACATTTTCAAGTTCCCCTCCTTTCCATATCCCTGAAGACTTCTTGTATGATCCATAGACAGGGAACCGGTTCTTGGCGTTTGGCGATGCTTTCCAATCGACTTTCTTGACCCATGAAACGCATTTCCCACTTTGTGGCGTTTTGCCTTTAGATTCTTTCCATTTGTTTCCATCTGATTTGTAGCATTTTTTCCCGTACCCCACCTCCATTCCATTACATTGTTTTGGGTCGAGAGGAGGACCCACCCCCCCCCACGTCTCGTACTTGCTTGACTCGTCAATATACTTCCCAAGCGACCGGTAACATCCTGAGCCTGCTGCCGTAGCGCCTTCCTTGCGTTGCATCAGCAGAATGACAAGTGCTATGAGGACGACGGCGATGAGGAGAGCAGTGCGAGATACATGTATCATGCTCTTATATTATAAGAAAAAAAACTGGGGTGATTATATTATATACAGGCAAAGATGATTGTTGTTCTCATTGCCGCTATGGGGATGTGTGCATGTATCGTCAGCGTCGCGCTCGTATGGTACATGAGCGGAGGGAAGCTTGGAAGTATCGGTATTGGCAGCGGCACGTCCTCTTCGAAGCGTCAGCTCAAGGGCGATATTCCGAACGTTTCAGGTATCGTGAAGGGCGAGAAAGCTGCAGATATCGTCGGGAGCACGATGTTCGCTGATCTCTACCCTGGCGTCCAAGTCGTAACGCGCAATGCCACCGACAAATCGGCACTTCCGGCCGGCCCAGCATTCATCCTTCTTCAAGATGCCAGCGGAACTGTCGTTGGCGTCGATGCGGCAGGATCGATTTAATGATTTGAACGAGTTGCATTCCCGTTTATTTTTCGTGTTTACATTGCATGACAAGCGGCGATCCCGCTGCTCCGATCACACAAGCTCCGCGAGCCCAGAGTGTAACGCACCCCTGGATTCGCGCTATTCTCGACGCGGACTTATCGACCGCGACGAAAGACCAGTATACCCGCAATTTGAGCGTTCTTCAGAAACTCTCCGACCGACGTCCGCTTGAGGATCTCGTCAAGTACCCCCGCGCAGCTTATGCACGTATTGAGGCTGCATATACGAACGACCAGACAAAAAAGGCTTTTGTCTCATCGATCAAAGGTCTTTTCAAACATGTGCCGGGCCTCAAGGAGACATACCCTGAAGCCCTGGAAGAATGGAATACGAGATTCAAAACGCTCGATAAATTGATATTCGATCAGATCGCATCGGCCGAACCTTCAGATCGCGAACGCGCGAACTGGGTTCCATGGAAAGATATCGTGATGAAAGAACGTGAGCTGGCGTATTCGAGGTATGGCTCATCTGAACATCTCATGCTGGCCATGTATACGCTCATCGAACCTCTACGCGCAGATTTCGGCGTTTTGAAGGTCGTTGAAAAGCAACCTCCTTCGACCGATCAAGGCGTCGCGAACTTTATCGTTATGCAGCCAAATGGGACGGGCCAGCTCGTTCTGAATGCATATAAAACGTCCAAGAAGTATGGGCGGTTCGAGCGTGAGATTCCAGATGCGTTATTGAATGTCATTCGCGCGAGTTTATCGACCCAGCCGCGCGCATACCTCTTTGTCGACGAACAGGGCAAGCCGTACGTCATAAAAAACAGTTATATCCGGTATGCGAATCGGATATTCGCCAAGATTTTCGGAAAGAACTTGACGATCCGGTTATTGCGGCACGCCTTCATATCGAATTTGGACTTTAATGGAAGCACGCCGGCGACTTTGATCGAGCATTCGAAGATGATGCTCCATTCGATCGGCATGCAGCAGATGTACAGGCGGCACATTGACCCTGCGGCTCCAAACACACATCCGTCGTACCCTCCAGGTCACGCTCCTCTCGCACCCCTCCCGCCCCTCCCACCTCCGCCAGGCCCACCTCCAAATAGTACCACATACTACCCACACCCTTACCAGCAATATATGCAGCCACCACCCCACATATA